GATTTGAATAAGATTGGTAAACTAACTGCTACATCAAAATTAGGTGAAACAGTAGCTAAACTTAATTCGTTCTTAGAGCTTGAAGAAGCTGTTAATAGTTAATCAATTAAGTTAAGTAATTAGTTTTAACACAAGGAGAATACTCTAACAGGTGTTCTCCTTTCTTTGTTTATGAGGAGTGAATATGAGTCGAGATTTTAGTCGTTATGACTTCACCAAGTTTGACCCAACACAGAAATATAACTTATATATCGACTGTGACACAATCGCCTACGCATGTGCAGCAGCTTGTTCCAAAGACTCTTGTGTTGTTACACACAAAGCAAGTGGTAGAAAGAAAGAGTTTGAAAACTTCAATTCTTTTGATGATTTCTTATTAAATGACCCAAAAGGGAAGAACTTTGAAGTAAACGATTTTGTTATACCAACTATCGGTTTTGCTTTATCTAATGTTAAGAGTAAGGTTGATTCTATTGTTGGTTTCGATTGGGTTAATGATTATAGGTTGTATATTCAAGGTAAAGACAATTTCCGTTATGATGTCTACCCTGAATATAAATCTAATCGTGGAGCAAAACCAGCTCTACACAAACACTGCTTCAACTATATGTTGAACAAATACAAAGGGAAGATTGAAGTTGTACATGGTTATGAGAGCGAAGATTTTGTAATCGCTGATGCTGCTTTAGACCCATTAGGTATTCGAGCTTACATTGACAAGGATTTAGAAGGACATCATGGTTTGTTCTTAAACTACAATAATCTTGGTTTGGGCGTGTTCTACATTAACCCCATACAAGCCTTCTATAACCTAAGTACACAGTTGTTAATTGGTGACAGCACTGACTTCATACGTGGCATTGATTTTGTCTCTACAGAGCTTAGAGAAGCGTTTAATGTAAAGGTTAAATCTATTGGTAAGAATACAGCAGAGAAGTTATTAGAGGATGTTAAGCACTCTAAAATAGAAATGAAAAAACGTGTTATTGAAATCTATAAACTAACGTATGGTAATACTTGGAAAGATGCTTTAACCCTCACTGGTAAGTTGGTTTATATTACTAAAGAGCGTGGTAAGGTGTTTGATTTGGATTTATTTATGAAAGGAGTTAATAATGATTGAAGATAATCAAGAAATTTTACCAACAAATGCAAGTGTGGGTGTTCTAGATGTAAAACTTGTTGCTAGAAGAAAGTCTAAAACCAAATCTTACCGCTACTGGACGAGGATGTTAGATCGGTGTTACAGAACGTATGAGAGGGTTTGTTATAAGAATTGTAGGGTGTCAGAAGGGTTTAAGGTTTTTTCTTCCTTTGACAATTGGTGTAAAACACAAAAAGGTTTTTTACAGAATGGGTTTGAGTTAGATAAAGATTTATTAGGAGACAGTCACCTATATTCAGAGGAAACTTGTTGTTTCATACCAAAAGCCATTAATAGCTTAATCACTAACAAGGTAACATCGAAAGGGAAATTCCCAACAGGTGTTAGTTTTTACAAACGTACTGGGTTATTCAAAGCAGATTGTATGTATAAAGGAAAAAAGAAACACTTGGGATATTTTGATAATCCAGAGGAAGCTTTTATCTCGTATAAAAATTTTAAAGAAGCTTATGTTAAAGAGGTTGCTTTAGAGTGGAAAGATATGTTAGATAACCATGTTTTCGAAGCCTTGTTATTGTGGGAGGTTAAAAAGTGAATCCAAAACATTTATATTCAGTGAAAGATGTTCAGAAAGTTCGAGAAGATTTACTTATTGAACAAGAGGGGCTTGACTTAATTACGGGTCTTGCGATACCACCAAACCAAGCTGTACTTGATCATGACCATAATACACAGTTTGTTAGGGGAGTGTTACACCGACAGACTAATGTTTTATTGGGTAAAATAGAAAACGCTTATATTCGTTATATAAAGTGGTGGTATGAAGGTACACTTTCAGACTTCCTTAGAGGTTGTGCTGAGTATCTTGACAAGGAACACGAGCAAAAGTATTTACACCCTGCATTCATTAAGAAACTTCAAGTTCAATTCAACAAACTAAATGAAAAACAGAAACAGAATATTTTATTGCATTTTAATGAAGAAAAAGGTTGCAATGGAACTCAACGTAAGTTAATATTTAAAAAGTTCATACTAAAGCGAACACACAGTATGGACGAAATACTTGAAGTAATAATGAAGGAGAAGATTAATGAATTACCAATTGTGTAACGTAAAGAGTGTTACAACTAACTATCAAGACCGAAAGATTCTTATCTTAGATGTGAATGTAGAGTTAGTTGATGGTGGAGGTTTATCTGTATTTAATGTTGTCTTAGATACATACGATAAAGATAAGCAGAAACGTGTAGGAACAGCTTATGGTTGTGAAATGATTAAAGCTTGTTTAGATTTCTTTGGTGTTAATAACCTATCAGAAGTTAAAAACTACAAGTGTTATCTAATTACAGAGAAAGAGTTTATTCGGAATGCTTCTGATGTACTAGGTTTGAAACAACTACCTTTCTACGAGTACGAGAGTAACTTACAAGAGATTATTAAAGCAGATGTTTTAAAGGAGTTTACAATTGAGTAAGATTACCCAGCAAGATTACATCGACTACCTAGAACTTATTAACGATGGTCATTCACAAAGATCAGCAGTTAAGATTCTAGGTATCCCAAGAACCACAATTCAAGGTTATTTAAAGCGTATGGTAGATAAAGACGAGATCGCTGAACAATATCTTGAACTTCCTGAAACATCTGTTGATAAAGTTGAGAACAACCAACCTAAGATTTGCTACTTAGACATTGAATGTTCACCAACTAAGAGTTACACATGGAGACGTTTTAAAGAGAACATTAGTCAAGCTCAAATCCTCTCTGAGAGCTTCTTTCTAACGGCTTCTTGGGCTTTTAACGAGAACGAGGTACATAGCTTGCGCCTAACCTCTAATGAAGCTCTAAACGAAGATGACGAGGTTTTAATCACTAAGTTATGGCATGTGTTAGATAACAGTAATGTGGTAGTTGGACATAACTTGAGACGTTTTGATATTAAGAAGATCAACTCACGCTTTGCCTACTACAATCTTCCATCACCATCTCCTTACAAGATTATTGACACGCTAGAGATTGCAAAAGCTCGATTTGCTTTCCCTAGCAACAAACTTAACGATTTGTGTGAATACTTAGACATTGGTGAGAAGTTACCACATGACGGATTCTCACTATGGAAGAAATGTTGTGCTGGTGATGATGAAGCACTGATTCATATGGAGAAGTATAACCGTGTCGATGTAGAAATTACACGAGAGTTATATAAACGTTTACGCGGGTTTGATAACAATGCTGTAAACTTAGCAATCATGTCTGACAATGTTGGAGCTATTTGTACTACGTGTTGTAGTGATGATATTACACCTCTCGAAGATAAGTTTGCATTTACACCAAATGGTAAGTATCAAGTTTATGTGTGCAATCACTGCAACACTAAGCTGCGCTCAACAAGTCGAATTGGTGTTAATAACAAGTTAGTACGTGTTGTCTAAACATTAAGCAAAGAGTAAATCAATAGGCACAAAGAGTTGTTATTCGTAGTTAGAAGTTGTATAATATTCTTCTAAGCTGTTATTTTGACATTACGAGTAACAACTTTGTGTTAAAATATTTTGAGGAGAGGTTGAATGAATGCTTTAAAAGCAAATAAGTTTAGAGTTGGTGATGAAGTTAAGATTGTAAAGTTAGATAAAACAATACAGCACTTCGGTGGAGAGGGGATACTGTCTCCTGTAGGGACAAAAGCTTCCATTACTTATGTTGACGTAACAGGAGAGGAGGTTGAGATTGACACGGATATTTACTCATACCACGCTGACGATCTTACCCTAGTTAAAAACGAAGTGTTAGAAACACAAACATACAACCCTTTAATCGCTCAAGAAGGAGGGGGTCACTACAAGAATCGAGGTATTCAACCTTTAGAATATACAATGCAGAATAATCTTTCTTTTTGTGAAGGTAATGTTGTAAAGTATATCTCTCGCTATAAGAGTAAGAACGGTATTGAAGATTTAGCTAAAGTAATTCATTACGCTCTACTAGCTTCTTATGAAGTTTATGGTGAACAAGGAAGTACAGAGTTGAAAGAGAAAGTATTGAAACTGTTAGGAGAACATGGATGAAAGTAAGTTGCATTTTTACACTCAATGAGTTAAAGAAGATTGTGCCCTCTCTTGAGATTGAGCATTTCAAATCAGATAATCCTAAAGTTAAAGAAGCTTTGGATAAGTTATTCTTTAATCTAGGTTGTACTTTACCTGATAAAATTGAGATTGATGAGGGGTTACTCACTTTAAACAAGTTTGGTGAACAGGATGATAGCCCTCGTATCAGTTGTTTTGAGCGAGTTGACGAGAGCTGGTTAAAGACAAGGTTTGCTTCACATCAAGTACGTTGTCTAACAGATGATGTTAGTATGATGCGTGAGATGGATGGAATTACAAATCAACGTTCATTTGATGTTGTTAATAGTATTGAATTGGTTTAGAAAATAGAGGAAAGGATTAAATGCAAAAGAGTGATTTACAAACAGAAACAAGTAGTTTTGTTGACCGATACCCACAGTTTGTTGAGGCGATTATTAAACAGAAAGAAGACTTGTTTTGGACAGAAAAAGAGATTGATTTAAACAAAGATAAGCATGACTTACGGAAGAAGCTTTCTCCTGCACAACGACATGCTGTGTCGTTCAATCAACGACTATTCACTAAATATGAAAGTGTTATTGGGGTGGATTACTGGGCTAATATTGTTCTAAAGCGTTACAAGCGACACGAGATTCAACGTATGGCTGTATGCTTCTCTGATGTAGAGATGAACATTCACTTCCCTTTCTACCGTAGAGTAAATGAAGTGCTAGGCACTCATAATGATGAATTTTATCAGTTGTTTGAAACTGACCCATTGTTAATTGATCGTGTACAGTTTATGCACCAATTAGTAGGAGAGAAAGATTCTCTAGCATCAATGGGCGGGTTTGCTTTCATGGAAGGTGCTGTGTTATTTACAGCATTCGCTATGATTAAGTCGTTAGGTGTTAAGGGACAAAACTTCATGCCTAACCTAATTGCTGGTATTGATATGTCTTGTCTTGATGAAAGTCATCACTTTGAAATGGCTGCTGAAATCTTTAAACTACAAAAGAAGCAAGAGAAACGTAGTAAGGACGAGTTGAGAGAGTTAGAGGAAAAGATTTATAATCATGCTCGTAATGTATTAGAACATGAGAAATTGATTATCAAAGCTATGTTAAGCGAAGGAGATATTCCTTTTGCGTCGTATGATGACCTAGTAGGTTTTGCTTCTCATCGTTGTAATCTTGTTCTACAAGGTTTAGGGTACAAACCAATCTTTGATGAAAGTACAGACACAATTAGCGAATGGTTCTACTCGTCTATGAACTCATTTAAGTTTAATGACAATTTCTTTACTCGTGGTCGAAACTACAAAAAGGAATTTACAGCAAAAGACTTCGATATTTTTACAGATGGAAGTTATAAAGAAGTGTTACAGAAAGTTGAGGAAAGTGTTTAATGAGAGTTCGTAATTTTAGTAAAGAGCGTAAAGAGTTGCAGAAGCAAGGTTTAGCTCCTAATTGGTTAACCACACAAGGGTATCAATTGTTAGCAACAAAGTATTTAAACGAAGGAAGTAAATCCCCTGCTGATCAATACCGAAGAATTGCGAAAACTTTATCTCAATATGTTGGTGATAATTACCCTGAATGGTGGGATGAGATTGAATATTGGAAAGGTAAGAGCTGGGAAGATGCTTTCTATTCAATTTTGTGGGATGGGTATTTAAGCCCATCGACACCTGTACTATCTAACACGGGGACAGACTTAGGACAATCAGTATCTTGTTCAGGTACTTATGTTGGTGACAGTGTTTACGACTTTTACGAGAGTCGGTTGCAAAACGCTTTACTTAGTAAAGAGGGGTTTGGTACATCAACTTATCTTGGTGATATTCGACCTCGTGGTAGTGCAATGAAAGGAGGTGAAGCTTCTGGTGCTCAACCTGTAGCTGAAATGTTTGTGGATGACAGTAAGAAGATTTCACAAGGAAGTACAAGACGTGGAGCTACCGCATGGTACTATCCTATTGATGGTGGAGATTTCAATGAGCTTGTACATTACTTAGAAACAGATACAGATGGTAACAATGGCGGTTGGTGTTTAACTGATGCTTTCAAAGAACGGTTAGAGAGTGGTGATAAGGATGCTATTAATCGTTGGGGTCAAATGCTGACTTGTAAGACAAGTGTAGGTAGTGGTTATCAGTTCTTTGTTGATAAGGCTAAACGTCAACGACCTCAAGCCTATATTAATAACAACCTAGATGTTAAAGCGTCTCAGTTGTGTACCGAAATCACATTGTTCTCTGATCAACAGCACACTTATACTTGTGTTTTAGGAAGTGAAAACTTACGGTTATGGTTCTCTCGTCCACCAATGCTTTCGTTTATTAATACAGTTTTCTTAGATTGTGTTTGTGAAGACTTTATTCAGAAAGCTAAAGATTTGAAAGGTATTGAGAAAGCTATCCGATTTACTGAGAAAGGTCGAGCATTAGGGTTAGGTAGTATGGCATTCCACACACTCCTGTTAGACAATAAGATTGTTTACGGAAGTTTGGAAAGTAAATTACTAAACCATGAGATTTACTCTACAGTTCAAGATGAAGCGACACAAGCTTCACAATGGTTAGCTACAATATTTGGTGAACCTGAATGGTGTAAAGGTACAGGAGTGCGTAATACACACTTAACAGCTATCGCACCAAATAAATCAACAGCATTGATTCTAGGCGGCGTTAGTGAAGGTATTAACCCTCAACCAGCGTTTGTGTTTACACAATCAACACCATCAGGTGAGGTTGTCCGTATTGACCCATCTTTCTTAGAGTTGTTAAAAGAAAAAGGTTTGTATGTTAATGAAGATGATTTAGAAACTAAGAAACTTTTAAGTGACATTAGTGGACATAAAGGTAGTATCCAACATCGACCTGAATTTACAGCAGATGAGAAAGCAGTATTCCGTACAGCTTTTGAGATTAATATGTACGACCATATTGATTTAGTTGATTACCGACAAAAGTTTGTTTGCCAAGCACAAAGTTGTAATCTGTTTATTGCTAATGCTACAGGTAAAGATATTAGTAAGATTTATTTCTATGCTTATGCTAAACCTAATATTGTTAGTTTGTACTATCATACAGGTTTACGTGATGCTAGTATTAAGACTAGTTTTGAACCTGTTTGTAGTGTTTGTGAATAATTGAAAGGAGTAAGTAATGTTTAAAGTGTATGGTAAAACAAATTGCCCAAGTTGTACATCAGCGAAGCAGTTATTAGAAACTAAAGGTTGTGAGTACGAATACCTAATGTTTGGTAAGGACTATGATCTAAGTAAGTTTGTTCATATTAATAAAAACCACAAGACAATGCCTATGATTACCATATTGGTTAAATATGACGGTGTTGAGATGGAAGAATACATTGGTGGTTTAGTTGAATTAAAAGAAGTGCTTGCTACTAAATATAGTAAATAACAAACAAAAGAGAATGACTTTCGGGTTGTTCTCTTTTTATTTATCTAAATATTGTGTTATTGTGTTGACAAGAGGATAATAAGTGAAGTATCCTCTCTATATCGAAATAGATATGCAACGTGCATAAACCACTAGGAGAAGTAATATGAAAACATTTAAACTATTAGATTACACAGCACAAGTGTTCTACAACAAAGAACAGCATTACCCTTTCTGCTTGCACCTATACGATAATTGTAGCGGTAAGCAGTTGCACGTAGGTTATTACGTAAGTGTAGAGCAATTATGTTATATAACTCATTTAGAGATGCTAGATCATCCATATCATGCTCTTAACCCTGTACAGACTTTATTAGCTATTGAGGAGATGAAAGAGGGTTTGTATTTGTGGATGGAAGTACTAGGAGAGGATTGATGCGAATTGCTTTAATTGGTTCTAGGCAGTTAGAACAGAAACAAGAGTATTTTGAGGACATTAAACTTTGTTATAATGTTTGCATGAGGTTAGCACAGTTGGGTATTACTTTCACATCAGGTTTGTGTGAGTTGGGTATGGATGGTATTGCTCAGAAAGCTTATAGTAAAGCTGTTGATCTTGGTTTAGCTAAAGAATCTCAGTTTGAAGTGTATGTTGCTGATCAATACAACATTCGTAGATCGACACTACCACGTAAACACCTAGCTATTGTTCGTAATAAAGATTTGATTTCTGAAACAGAACGTATTGCTTCAGAAGTACATCCTGCTTGGGATAGATGCAATGAATGGTCTAGAGGTATGCACAGTAGAAACTGTCATCAAATATTGGGGTATGATTTACAATCTCCTGTTGATGCTGTGATATGTTGGACTCCTGATGGTGCTGTGGTTGGAGGTACGGCAACAGTTATTCGTATTGCTATGAAATATGACATACCTGTGTTTAATCTTGGTATTAAAGATAAAGAAAGTGTTTTACAAAGTATTAAAAAGTTCTTAGACGATGGAGGAGTAGTATGAAAGTTAAATATTTAGAAGTTGATGATGATGTCAATGTGTTTGTTGTTGGAGATATTCATGGAGAATATACACAACTCAAAGACAAGCTAAAAGAGGTTGGTTTTAACTACAACACAGATTTACTAATTGCCGTTGGTGATTTGGTATGATGCGAAATCAAGATGGTACGTTTAAAAGAAACCTTGTATACGGTGTAGGTATCGACGATGTTGATGGGTCTAAAGAGTGGCTTGTGAACGGTAAAAGACATTCCTTTAAGTATTATAGAGATTGGAAGAATATGTTGAAACGATGCTACTGCACCACAGGAGATTACTTAGGTAATGTTTCGGTCAGTGAGAGTTGGTTGACACTATCTAACTTCAAAGCTTGGTTTGAGAAAAACTATGTTGAAGGGTACGTGCTAGACAAAGATGTTCTAAGTGGAGAGGTTTATTCTGAAAACACTTGTTTATATATTCCGAAGGAGTTGAATCTGTTTTTAACAAGTGTTCGTAAGGAGTGCGGAAGTTATTTCGACCCAACACGGGATAAACACCAATCTTATACTAAGAAATATTGTGGTAAGCGGATTAATATAGGCAGATTCACAACAGAAAGAGAAGCAGTGTTCTTTGCTAAAACAGTAAAGATGTTGGAGATTGATAAGTTAATACGAAGTGATATTTTCAGCAGTAATATTAATGTAGGGTTATCACAACTAATGGATGAGATGTACTTCAAGTTTATTCTGAATGAAGTTACTCAAGTTGGTAACTGTACTTTCTTAGATACAGGTGGCGTATTTCAGAAGTTCGACAATGGCTATAAATTGAGTATTGTTAAACTATCAGATTATTGTTAAGTAGGTAACATGCTAACACCAAACGAAACACATGAGTTATTAAAACTACATGAGAAGTTAGATACTTTAACAAAAGCACTACACAACTTGAATTTAAAAGCTGAAGTGTTTGTAGTAGATTTAGATGAACATAAAACACAAGTTGATGAAATCAAATCTGATATATTAAACACATTAGATAAGATTGATCAAGTATGGGGTAGATAGGATTTTAACAAGAGGAGGTAAATATGGTAGTATTATTTGAATACTTAATGAATTGGTTTATCTTGGTGCTAAGTAAGTTCTTTAATAAACCACCATAACACAAACAGTAACACAATACCATAACACAACATAAGAGGATGCTTTATAGTGTCCTCTTTTTATTTGTCTAAGGAAATATACTAAAATGTTTTAATAAGGGTGTTGAAACAAGTTAAATAATTGTTGACACAACATAATCAAACAACTAAGATAAATACACAAACAGCAATAGTGCTGTACAAGGAGTATTTAATATGAATAAAGATCAAGAAATCTTAGAGTATTTGAAAGGTATTTTAAGCGTAGAACAAGAGCTTGCACTAAAAGACAATATGGTTGTGTTCTTTACTACAGATGATGGTTGTTACTCATTAGATAAAAACCGTAGTATTTGTGGTAATATAGGAACAACTTATCGTATAGACATGATGTAGATAAACGGCATTTTAAATCTTGGAAGTCTTATTATGGTGATAAGGATTACCCTGTGTTAGGTCAAGGTGTTTATAATGAAACAGATAACTTTTGGATTGGTGAACAACTAGAATTAAGATTAGATTTAGTTAAGCACTTAGTTAATTGTTATGAGAAAGAACTAGGAGATTATTATGCACAACAAATTAAGCAGCAGATTTTGCCATTAGGAGATTATCATGCAAATTGTTAAGAGTAATTGTCACAACAATTATAAACACGTATTCACTGAGCTGAGAAAGCATTTGAACACTTCTGTAATAAGTGATGTGAATGATTCATCACAAAACTATTGCGGTGATATGAATTTCTTAAAAGAGCTTGGTGTTTATAATATGAAACACAAGCATCACACAATGATTAGTAGGATTGTTGGCAGCATCCCTCCTCATGTGGACAATATCTATGAATATTGTAGTAAAGTATTTCTACTTGTCCTATCTGTTGGGAAGGGGAGGGAGTACAGGGATTCTATGGATGTACCTATGTTATATCAAGGTGGTAAGTTTATATCTCTTAGAGAGGGGGATTTGGTAATGTTTGATCAGAGTAAAGAACATGCCTTGTTTTGGGATGGTAGGGTTGATATTGCTGTATTTTGGAAATTAAGATAAGGATTATTAATTAAATGAGTAATGTAACAGTTAAGAAAACAGGTACACCAACAATGTCTGCTATTGAAGATGAACAAGGTATTTGTTATGAGAAAGAATTAGGAGGAACTAGTTAGGTCACTAATGATGTCACTAATGTTGAAGTATAACGAGATTAAGTGGCACAATAGAGGTATTATCTGTTTAGGTAGTACCTCTTTTTATTTACTTAAACACAAACAGTTTTTACAATCTTTTCATAAGCTGAATGTCAATATTTTGTGTTAATATTTTACATTTTTTATTGACATTCTCTACTAAGAAAAGTTATAATTAAGTTAATGTAATAAGTAAAGGAACACTAATGAAAGACTTCGTTAAACAAGGTATTCACTTAAACCAAGCAAAAGTAGATACTGACACAGGTGTTGAAACTGTAATTAACATACCTAAAGAATACAAATACATGAGTGAAGTTTTTAGCACTCTACCTGATAACTCATTCTTGTGTAAATCTGTTGCAGGTGTTGGAGGAACTTCTCTAGCCATAACCGATGATGAGAATTATGTTATAGCTGTTGGTAGTGTTGAGCTAATTATTAACAAATCAGAACAGCATGAGAATTTGATTCCAGTATATGCAGATGTTTCTATAAAAGATATAGAAAACAGTATTAATATTAAAAGATTAACACAACAACCTATTAAGATTATGGTAACTTACGATAGTTTGCCAAGAGTTATTGATGTTCTAGGTGCTAGTGTTAAAGACTTTAAATTGTTGGTTGATGAACTTCAAGTATTATTAAAAGCATCAGATACCTTTAAACCTGTTGTAGTAACTAAATTATTTAGATTAGTAGATGAGTTTAAATCTGTGTGTTTTATGACTGCTACACCAACACCTAGAAAATACTTTCCACCTGAAGTAGCTAAACTAGAGTATATCCGTTTAGTGTGGGAAGGTAGTAGTGTTATGCACATTAAGAAGGCTAAGATGAAAGGTGATGTGACTTCTAAAGTGGTTGCGATTGCTTTGAGACATTTAGATACAGAAGGTACACCATTATTCTTCTATAACTCTTTAAGGGGAATTATTCCTTGTGTTAAGCAGTTAATTAAAGCTAGAGGTTTAACACATAAAGATATTAAGATAATTTGTGCTGATAATGATAGAAACAGAACATACCTAAAAGAGCAGTTAGGTGCTGAGTGGAAACCTGAAAGACCTTTGTATAAAGAAAATGTTGATGGTGTTACTACGTTAAATCCAAGAAACAAACCAGTCCAGTTCTGTACTAAATATGCTTTTGAAGGTTTAGATTTTTGTGTTGAGGATGCCCATACTTACATTATTTCAGATGTTAAGAACAGAAGTAAGCACCACACAAGGATTGATATTAGTACAGACATACAGCAGATTGCAGGAAGATGTCGTAACCAAAACCCACTTGTTAAAAGAGAAGCTGTGTTCTTATGGAATGATGAGTTTAGTGGTGTTTCTTTAAGTGAAGAAGATTACGAGGAGTACGTTAAGAATGAGTTAGCTATTGCAAAAGATATGGAACAACGATATACTTTAGACAAGTTAAAAAGTATGAAGATTGATTTCAACAGCAGTCCTTACTTCTTAGAAGTTGATGGTGAAGCGCAAACAAATGATTATGCCGTTTATGGTTTGTGTATTAGTTATGCTGCTTTAAATGCTGATTATGTTAATGTTATGGTTGATGATGATAAGACTGTGTTAGAGGATAAACTAGAGTTGTTTTCCGAAACAGATAACTACCAAATACCTGATATTAAACTTGAAGATTTAGCTAAGATGGAGAAGAAGTTAAATTTCAAAGAGCTTGCTATGGAGTATTACGACTTATATGAATTATTGAAAATAGATGATTCAGTTAAAGAAGATGTTAGTAAAAAGATGGAAGTCTTGTTATCTTTAGATGGTGAGTTTAAATCTTATGTTGATGTGTTAGGTATTGAAGCAATTAAAGCAACGCATTTTCATAAGACAAAAACTAAGGCTAAGTTTAATAAAGCTGTTGGTGTCGATCAGAAATCGAAAGCACAAAAGACGGCTTTAAAAACTATTAAACTTAAACACAATACTTTTTACAGTTTTAAAGAGTTAAAAGATTTAGTTAAATGTGCTTATGATAAATTAAGTGCTAAGTGCACGGCTAAGGCTACCGATGTTCAGAGTGTTTACTCTGTAAAGAGTACATCAAGAAATGGTGTACGTGGTTATTTAATTATTGGTAAAATTTAAAGGGAAAGACAATGAGTAACAAGTTACAAGAGTTT